CGTACTGGAGGACGGCTACGATACCTGCCATGGAGGTGACTGCACCGAGAATCGCATCTTTGCTGAGCTTCTTGCTTTCGCCAAGGGCTTTGGCTTTTGCAAGAGTCTCGACATTTCGAGCAATTGTGGTGTAGTCCTCACTAGAGGGATCGTGAAGCTCGGCCTCCTTCAGAGCAGCTTCAATTGTCTGCTGGATGGGGTCAGTCTTCTTCATGTATGGGCTCCTTTCTAGGGGTTCATTATACCGCAGGTTTTTCTCGCTTAGACCTGCTTGACGTCCAGCGTCACCTTTCCGTTCCGGAGCATTTCGGCGACGCCCTGGTCGAAAGTGGCGTGGATCCCCTGGTCCTCTGAGATGTGGAGAGCTCCGGAGGGCTGAGTCCCCTGGTACTTGGTAGAGCTCACGCCGAGAAGCACACCCAGGAAGGTGTCAATCGCAGCAATAGTGCCTGCAACCTCAGTCGGGTGAGGCAGATGCCACAGAGCCGCCAGTGTGAGGTAGAGCGCAGAGGTAGCCGGAAGGGCGACCAGCGCAACCCACTTGAGGACGTCGTAGGACTTGTTGTTCAACTTGCTCTCCTGAAGGTGCTTAGCCATTGGTTTTCCTCTTTGCCGGGGGTCTAGGGGTGGGGACTACGGGAAGATTCTTGACCTCATTCACTATCTTCTCAGCAAGCCCATTCCCCCCGAACTCGGAATAGGGCTCTACGAGATACTTCATGAAGTCCTCATACTCGTCGAGGGTAAGAAATCCTCGATGGAGATAAGTCTTCCCAACATATACAATCCGGTCGTGGGCCATTCCGAGAAGAAGCCTTGACGTGGCGGATGTCCGCTCACTTCGCTTCATAATCCAAGCCCACATCCCGGAAGATCCCAGAACTGACAGGAATATCGCTATCACTATGTCAGTCAGAGGGTTGAATCCGAAGTGCTGCATGCTAACCGATCGCTAGATAGGGACGGACCCCGAAGGAGTAGTTCAGCGGGGCATGGGAGAACTGGCCGGTGGACTTAATGTAGACCGCAGTCTGAGCCGAAGCACGCTCACGAAGCCAGTATTCCTCCTCGATGTTAACAAGGGCGGGGTTAAGCCGGAAGGCGGGGAACTGGTTGTGGTGAATACCCCGGGAAAGGGAATCGTCGAAGATCGATGAACCCCAGAGCATGGCCTCATCCATGATATTGATGTGAGGGTTGTACCAGCGCCAATCCTTGACGGCGCCATTCACGTCATACCCTGTAGCCACTCGAGTCCATACGCCGACCATGTTGGACCGGTTGAACAGAGACTCAGCCATACGGCTTGCCTTCGTCATGGTAGACTGGTTCAGAGTCGAGTCCACATACGAGCGCTGATCCGGAATCGTGGTAGACCATGCGTCTCGGAAGAGCGGTGCGTCCGGGACGACCACAATATGGTTCTGTCGGAACGGGGGCTCACCGATGTTGATGAAGTAGTTGAACGCCACGATACGCCAGGTGATACCCGAGTAGGTCCAGTAGTCCCCGAGGTAGAGCCCGGAGAAGGATCCGCTTCGAATCGCCTGGAGATATGGAGTGACGTTGCTTCCCAGTGAGGCGCCCCGGTAGATGGAGTTGTGCACACCGACGTTCGAGTCATTCAGCATCCCATAGACAGATCCGGAGTTGCTGAACTTCTCGTTGATCTTGGTGATGTTGAGCTCGGTACCAGCGACTCGACCCTCAACAGCCTGGAGGCGCTCATTCTGGTTTCGGTCACTCACCTTGAGGTTGGCGACATCGGTCGAGGTGTTACCACCAGCGTTAGCCAGGGCATCTCGGACGGACTCGAACCAGGTGTTGAACTCGCCCTGCAGCTTGGCCTGGAGAGCGTCCAGGTTGATGTTCTGCAGAGGCCCGCTCACGTAAGGAGTACGGGCACTACCCACGAGGCTGATGATGTTCTCAGCCGTGATCTGTCGAGAGTTCTTGATGATCTTGATCTGTGCCAGAGCGAACGTCTTGCGATCACCATTGTCATCCACCGAGGGAACAGTGGGGGTAACCGCAGGGGTTCCCTGTACGACCTTGATCTTCGCACCGCGGATAGCCTTGGATCGGTCAACCTCGACGCATACGAGGTCGATACGGTCCAGAGTAGCGTGAGAACCAGTCAGAGTAACCGTCTCATCACCCGAGTTCTCCACCCACCGGTTGTTCAGCCACGCCTTGCCGGAGCCGACGTAGACGGACATACCGTTATTCGTGGGTCGAACACGGAACTTGTCCCCCACGTTCGGAAATACCCCCGGGGCAATAATGCCGTCGAACAGCGAGCCGAACTGGTCAGCATCGTATGTCCGGTCGCCATTAACGGAGTTGTAGAAACCACTAGTAATGGCCATATGCTAATCCCTTTCTCGAGGAACGATGACCTCACCGGGTCCATTGCGAGTGAAGTCGATACGGAAGCCGTCACCGTTCCACTTGGTACGAGACGACATGGAGATGGAAGGAACCTGGGAGAATCCGTCAGCCGACCAGGACTCGGTCATCTCGGTGAGCTGGCACTCAATAGGTACCGGGTTGCTTCCGGACGGGACGTAGTAGAAAATATCGCCTACGTCGAAGCCCTCACGATACAGTACGTTCGAGAAGTTATTGATCTTTCCCGAGATCATCTTAAGCGGGGTGTACTTCGGGAACATGGCGTCCAGAACCCAGAAGGGATACCATACTGTACTCAGAGAGGAGACGTGCTTCTGCTGAAGAGGGGTAAGCGACTTCCAGTCCTTGACAGAATATGGCTTGTGGACCTGAGTATTGTCCCACAAGACCTCTCGTCGAGTGATCGGGTTCTCTGAGCGTAGCGTGTGCGGTCTGGTGTGGGTGCTACCGTCCGCAACCCATTCCATATCAACGTCGCCAGAGTCCCAAATCTCGTAGATCGTACTCTTCTTATCGACGATCGAATCAACCGACTCGAAGTCTGAGAAGTTGTCATTCTCTTGTGCAAGAGTGATCGTGTTGATCAGCCGAGGAGCAGTAATGTAGCAGTGGATTCCACCATTCTCAAGCTTGATCTTGTAGAAGAGTGAGTACCCGTTTGGCTTGCAGGCGGAGATGACATTCTTGAACATGTCAGCAATTGGCGCACGGTCGTAGATAACCCACTTACCATCCTGGATCTTCTGCCCCGTGTCGTTGACATAGGCCATCTGAGACACACGGGTATTTCTATGGAAGTTGAAGTTATCGATCCTACGCTCAGGATTTGCAGCCTTACCGAGATTGGAGTGAGCGATGTCCTCGGCCATAGCCTGCGCATTGAACTGGCCATTGGCATCCGGCTCGATCCATCGTCGGTGAGGAAGGATTCGCCATTCCATCATCGACTCGAGAGATCGCCCAGTGTACTTGTGGAGGTAGACACCGTCATCCTCCTGCTTCACAGTAGCGGTCTCGATGACCATCACGGTATCCGTATCATCTCGGATAAACAGGTTTCCAAGACTGTACTCATACCCCGGCTGATCCGAGTAGAGTTGAAGCTCGAACTGACCATAGTCGTAGGCCCGCTCAGTCCAATTGAGCGAGTAGAAGTTGTTCGGAACCTCAATAAGGGTTTCGTAGTTATGGAGGAACGCGAAGAACAGCTGCATCAAATACCCCTGTAGAGAGTGTCGTATTCCATAGAGACGCTAACGTCGTCAACGCCCCCAGCATACTGCAGGGCGATTGTGTTGATGCCTGGGTGCATCTGAATCCAGGTACTCCCCGGAGCCAGAACGCCTGTAATGAAGGACTTCCTACCTCGAGCCTGGTGGGTAATGGACTTCTTACCGGGTCGAGTGTCGATGACGATACTCTCGCCTTGGTAGAAGTTCCCAGCTCGAGAGATGGACATTGTCTCGTTGTATGTCACATTCGAGACAATAAGGTTACTCACGGTTCCGGAGAACCCGACGGTAATAGTCACACCAGCCGGGTAGTCACCAAGGTACCGGATGTCCTTACCAGAAGAGTTGGTCATGTCGCCGAACTTGAGCTTGTGGTTGGGCTCGGAGAAGAACGGGAATTCGAAGGAGGGCGTGTTGTCGTTGAAGCCCACGACCTTCTGGATCTGAGTAGCGGAGGACTTCCAATACGGATCAAGCCCAAGAAGAGAGACCTGGATCTCCTGCCGCTCAGAGAAGATATTAGGCTCGACGGACTCGACGATGAAGTCAGAGTGTACGTTAAGCCAGTCGGTGGTCACACCAAGAGTGATGGTCTCTCCGACTCCGAAGTAGGAGTAGCACTTGAGTCGGAGTTCCTGAATGTCGATCCCCCAGGGGATCAGAGTCAGTACCACAGTACGAGTACCAACCCTGACCCCCTTGAGGAACGCTCCGTCCAGCAAGGCATATCGGTCCGTGCTGATGTCTGCCTTTACTGGCCCCAGACCAGTAATCTCCTTGATCGCGACCCCCGACGAGTAGGGGTCTGTGATATCGATTGCAAGTCGATCCCCCGACTTGGTCGTGGACGAGATCTCTGAGATCATAGTGTCAACTTGTCCTTTGCCATAGCAAGCTGAGTGTGGGTCTGGCGATAGATAGTCGCCGCATCCAGCGCCTCAGGCGAGTTGTTGGTCTGGTTGAATGTGATGTTTGTAACACCATTTTGACGATTCTTGTCAGAATTGTCAACTGCGATCGGAGCAGGAGGTCGAGCCGCGTTAGCAGCCTGCGCTGTGACTCCGATGGCGGGAAGGAAGTTGTTGATTCCCTTAGCCTGCTTCTGCATCTCAGTTAGATCCAGAACGGGCTTGATTTCTGGCTTGAAGGACGGGTCATCCTCGACGAGTTCGTTGACCCCATCGAGTGCTGCGGCCATTGCGTCGTAGGCGGCCTTAGACATGTTGTCTCCAGCCTCAGCGACGCGCTCGCCAGTGTTCTCGATGCCGATGGCGAGACCCTCTCCAACGTATCCACCAAGCTCCTTCATCAATCGAGAAGGAGAGTGAATACCGAAGAAATTCTTTACCTTGTTGTAGCCCTTCTTGGCAACGGAGACCATAGACTCGCCAAAGCTCCAGGCCTTGGATGCAAGACCGTCAGTCATACCATCGACAATAGCCCAAGCAATCTCTCGACCAACCTTGTTGAACCGGTGAGAGTACTTGTTGATGGCATCGCGAACACCCTCAAGCAGCTTGAGGACGGTCCACATACCCTTATCAATGATCTTAGGACCGTTCCTGGCAATACCGTCAAGGAAGTTGAGGATGACGTTGGTGGCAGCGTCAATGACCTTGCCGATGTTGTCAGCAATTCCGTTCAGGAAGTTTGCCAGGATCGTGGCGCCCTTTTCGCCGAACTCGTAGGCATGGTTAGCCAGCTCAGTGAGCATCGCCTGGATCAGGATGAACAACGTTGCGACAATGCCAGGGATGTTGGCATTAATGGCATAGATGATCGCTCCAAGCAATGCTGCCATGGCCACCGCCAGCTCAGGGGCCTTTGCTCCTAGTGTGATGATGAAGTTGGCAATAGCTGTGGCCACATCGATCGCCACCTGGGGCAGAATCGCCGCTAGCTGTTTCAGACCCTCAGTCAGAACTAGGAACGCTGCTGCACCAGTAGTAGCACAGATACCCAGTACTGCAGCAAAGGCAGCCATACCAATTGAGATTGGGAGTAGGGCTAGTCCTAGCGCAAGTAGTGCGGCAGTAAGGATGATCATACCTACCGCGAAGTACTGTGCACCAGCTGCCGCAGCAACCAGGATCAGCATACCACCAGCAAGAGCGATCAAACCAATTGCCAGCTGAGTCCACGTGATCCCGGATAGGGTCTTCATCGCGGAGGCCAGAGCCAGGAATGCGATCGAGGCGATCCCTAGAGCAATTCCACCTTCCTTGAAGGCGTCTGCCGCAGCCATCGAGATCGCCAGAATAGCGAGACCAGCCGCGAGAGCTATAAGTCCCTTAGCTAGCGTCATGATATCCATGTTGCCGAGAATGGCTACCGCACCGGTTAAGACAATAACTGCTGCCGACATAGCGATGATTGCCGCTGCGCCTCTAGCATTGGCTCTACCCGCAATTGCCATTGCTACGGATAGCTCCGCAATAATGACACCCAAAGCAATGACGCCCTGGAGAAGCTTGCCAGTGTCCATCGTACCAAGCATCCAGATAGCCGCCACAAGGATGTTACAAGAGACAGCCAGCGATAGAAGAATCGCAGCGCCCTTACCCATGAAGGGATCCTTACTAACGACCATCATGAACCCAGACAGAATCGCCACAACCGCAGCGAGGGTTACGACCCCCTGGATAGCCTTACCGGTATCCATGGATCCAAGCGTGTATACTGCTAGAGACAGAATAACACAGGATGCAGCAAGAGCAAGAAGAATTCCAGCGCCCTTCTCAACCCCCTTGGTGGCAGCCATCTTGGTCATGAACTCCTGCATGGTCATCATCAGGATCTTCATAGCAGCAAGACCGACCACGGCGCCCTTGAGGTCCATTCCGGCAAGAATTCTGACAGCTGTCGCCATCAAGATCATGGCTGCGCCCATAGCGATGAGCATAGCCACAATACGAACGCTGTCATTCTTGAAGGCCACCATCTTAGTCATGGACTCAAGCATGTCATCCATCATCTTGAATAGGAACTTCAAGACCGCAAGAGTGACTAGTAGCTTTGGCGCAGGGACCAGAGACATCAGGATCAGCGCACCCGCAAGAACTCCGAGGGCAATAGCGATCGTTAGGAGAGCCTTAGCCTTAACCTTCTGCTCGAATGCCTCGAGGACTCCGCCGAGCTTATCGAAGACGTTACCGAGCTTGTCAGCAACATTTCCGATCTTGTCAAAGTTCTCCTTAAAGGAGTTGATCCATCGAGTAAAGGCGATAAGCACTCCTCCGCCAATGGCCCCGACAAGGATCTTGCCCATGTCATAAGACTTGAGGTTGGAGTTCGCTTGACTCATCGCGGTACCGATAGAGCCGAATGCGTTCTTTGCGCCCTCCTTCACCTTGGGGGCGAAGGTGTTAACGACAAAGTCCTTGAACTCGACGAACTTCTGCTTGATAGTGTCGAAGAGTTCCGGAAGGTGTACGGCTTGAGCGACCTGCTTAATGTCCTCAAACCACTTCTTGAGGAAGTTCTCCTTAGCGGCCTGGCCTGTCTCCTTAGCAGCCTGGGCTGCGGCAGTACCTACCTCAGATACGGCACCTGCTGCCTCCTTAGCCTTAGCCTTGACCTCACCGTGACCATTAACCCAGTCACGGAATGAGACCGCTACTTCCTTGACCTTACCACCGATGTCGGAGAAGGACTTGCCAAGGTGGTCCCAAACACTACTATTTTGAATAGTATTCCATGTATCGACAAGCGCATCCTTCAGCTCAACAAGTTTCTCCTTGAGCCACTGGACCTTCTCAGAGATCTTGAGCTTGTTACCGAGTTCATCGAACTTGGTTCCCAGAGAAGCGACAATTGCCTCAGCCGAAGACATGTCTCCTAGGTTGAAGCCCTGGAAGTAGTCGGACAAAGCGGCTTTGCCGGAAACCAGCTTAGCCTTTAACTTGTCTCCAACGCTTCCTGCGAACTCATTGATCTTGGACTTGGCCTTGTCTACTCCGCTGTGGATGGAATCCATCGCGGCAGAGAACTCTCGACCGATAACCGAGTTCTTAAGAGCGTCCTTGACGAGTCCGAACTTCGAAGCGAAGTTCTTAAGCCCCTCTCCGGCACCCTTGACCTTTCCTGTGAAGTCGATCCACATAATGAAGTCATGGATCTTGTCTGAAACCCACTTGATTGCCTTACCGACTAGGTCAATCGGAGGTAGGAGCAGCTTGAGTATCTTTCCGCCAAGGTCTAGCTTGGTGAACCACTGGTCAAACCAGTAGATCGCCTTGCCAATTACCTTCGTAATCTGGAATACGCCAGAGTTGATCCCTGTGAACGCTGGGAATAGTGCGCTGATAATGTGTGAGGCGACCGTGAAGATGACTTGAGCTACCTCGCCGAGGATGGTGGCGAAGATATGGAAGATCGAGAAGACCCCTGTGAACGTCCACTCAAGCTTCTCGGCAAAGTTGTTCGTGATGATGAGCTTAGACGTGAAGTTCTCAAACGCCTTGGTGATGCGAACAAGACCTTCGGCACTAGCGTTCATGAATACTCGTCGGAAGGCAGTACCGATCTGGCCGAGTACCTTAACTATAGCCCAGAAGATATTTGCAAGACCCTGAACGAGGGCGGTGCGTCCACCAAGGTCCTTCCACATCTGGAGGAACCCATTTCGAGCATCGGCGCTAGACTTAATTACCCCACCAAGCCAATCACCAATAGAGGTGAAAAGGACTGACGCCTCTTCGAAGTCACCAAATAGGATCTCGAACGTCTCGGCCCATCCAGAGCCGATAGCTTCCTTAGTGGTGTCGACTAGCTGACTAAACGTTCGAATCTTGGTGGCGGCGTCGAAGGCACCCTGAGCAAACTGCTTAAGTTTATGCGCCTGCTCCTCAGAGTAACCCATCTCAACGAGCTGAGCCTCAGAGAGGTCATTCGTTAGGGCAGTAAGGGTGGTCGTCATGACCTGGGCAGTAAGCCAGTCTTCCTTCAGGGATTCTCGGAAGTTCCCATCCTTAGCAATAGCCTCATCATAACCAGTACCCATCATTCGGGAGGTCTCGATAAGGGCATTCCTGAATGACTCACCGCCCATACCTGCCTGGACTAGCGAGTTCCAGTCCTGAAGGTGGACTGCGCCAGCCGCGATAGCCTGCGAGAGCTGGGTGTATGCAGTTGCTGTCTGCTGGGCAGTTGAACCCGAGGCCGCTGCGAGGTTAGACAGACCCTTAATTGATGCCACGGATGTCTGAAGATCGACACCAGCTGCGGTGAACAGACCAATGGCATGAGTCATGTCGCTGAAGCTGTATACCGTCTTATCAGCATAGGTGTTCAGCTCGGCCAGGGAGGTCTTAACCTCGCCGAGGGTGGTCCCCTTCTCGACTGTGTTGGCCATAATGGTCTGAATGGCTCTCATTTTGAGCTCATACTCATTAAAGCCATCTTTGATGGTTCCGATGAAGCCGGAGACCACGCTTCGACCCGCGTTTAGTGCTGCGACACCGATTCCGCCGAATGCAGTTACGGCAAGACCCTGCATGACGGTCATGTTCTTGCCGATATCGAGGGCCTTCGTGGCCAGATCGCCTAGAGTCGTATTCTTAGCTATCTCGCCAATTCGAGAAAGACCGTCTGCAGCCCCCTGCATCTTCAAGGAATCCTTGAGTCGGTCCATGCTGGACGCGGATTCCTTGATTGCGGACAAGAACTGCTTGTTGTTCATCTTGAGCGAGACTACCCGCTCATCAATAGTAGCCACTACTTAGTGACCTCCTTCCAGGCCTTCTTCGCTATCTTGTCGAATACGGGCCTGATCGCGGGGTTGATGTAGTCTCGGCCGACGACATACCCGCCATTACGGGTACCGTGACCATATTGCAAGATGACGGCGATGTTTACGCCGTTGTTTACGTGTGAGTTTGTCCAGGTGATCTTCCAGTTCTCTCCAGTTCTGGTGACTTCATAGTTCCAGCTAGCTGCAGTCTCGCCCGACCTGGAGGGGGTCGCCGCCTTGAGAGCAGAAACCCCCTCCTTGCCGAACTGATTCATGATCAGAGCCAGGTCTAACTTCGTCATTCTGTCAAACCAATTCCTGGTGAGTTTCCAGTCTCCCTGGCTCTCGATCGTAATCATGATTCTCCTAGACTAGAGATTCGGAGTAGATGTTGGCCACTCCAGAGACCATACATCCGATGGCGCCCTTGGCCATAGCCTGGTCATAGGCGTCTCGGGTTGGGCAGATGTGCCCCCATACCGGCTTGCCGAGTCCGGTAGTTCGGTTCCAAACCTCATCGCTGGCATCGAAGGACATACCGATGTAGTCCCATGGCTTGTGCCACTCGTTGATCCGGCCATCAGTTACCTGATCTGGATACGAGTATCCCCAGCACTTCCAGCCGTCGGCCTTCCACTGATTAGCCAGCCATCCGGCGTCGATGGAGAACTTCCAGATGATTCGACCGTGGGCATCAGAAGGGAAGAACTTCTTCAGCTCCTCCCACTGAACCGCGGAATACTTAGGATCGAGTACTGTAATGTGACTCGAGCCATATGCTGCGAAGTACTCCTCAACCGTCATGAAGGGCTCGCCCATAGTGGTGAACTTCTGGATCTCCGCCCATGTCATCTCGGTGACGGGGGTATCTGGAGCCGTCTTATCCACACGCTGGAGGGTGCGATCGTGGTTCAGGAACCAGACTCCATCCTTCGTCTTCTGACATGAGACCTCCAAAGCCCCTGCTCCGAACATAACCGCGTTTGTGTATGCCCGGATCGAGGCCTCAGGCCAGCTTACAGATCCTCCTCTGTGGGCGATCAGGAAGCCGCGAGTGTCCATCATGGTGTGTATATCGGAGTATCCTCTTGGTACGGCACGCATGGTAGACGGATGCAGTTCCCCATTCCAATATACGAATACCGGATTGGAATTTCCAGAATCGGTAATCTCTATACCAGGAGTGACTACGGCTGGAGGTTCTGGATTCTCTTCCTCAAGTTCTACCCAGGCATAAGCCTTAGCGCCGTACGAATCCTTCACCGACGAAGCCAGTGCTCCGATGGTCATCGACCACGAGGATCCTCGGTTACGTTTACCGCCTCTAGCGATTGGGTCGGTACCTGGGGGATACCATACTGGTTCATCTCGAGAAGATGGTGCATGATATTGTACGGCTACTAGATTTTTCTTGGTCTTATCGAGAGTGGGAATACCTGGTTGCCAGGTATGTATCTTATACTTGGATACCCCGCCGATCGAGAATAAGACAAAATTCTCTCTAGCATTGGTGGCGACATCACTATTGAACTTGAAGTCGCCATCAAGATCAGCTTTTGTAGCCCGTTTTACAGCTACATACCCAGATCGCCCACCGGCGTCACGGTTGTATTGGAAATCCCAGCCAGCAGGAGGTCTGGCTTTGGTGTCTCCAAACTGTGAAGCATAGAATACAACTATAAGGTCGCCGATCTCAGCACCGGTACTTCGTAGTGAAGTAGTACCAAAACCATTAGCCTCAGATCCGCTACCAGTAGCTAAATGGACATGCAATCCTGGCTTAGGTGTCTCATAGACGTTGAAGTTATGGATAGTAATGTCTTGAGCCGTACCCGGAACCGCAATGGATGGCGTCCACATTGGATAGGCGTTATTTGGAAGTTCGAAGTCGAACTTGATCGCCGCATTAGTACCGCCCCGGATATTCCAGGTGGTGATGAAGTCCTGTTTATCGGTCTTCTGCTTACCTGCCTGGAACCAGTTCGCTCTCATGGCGAGCTGGGTATCTCTATCCGCCGTATACGTTATCTCGACCGTCCACTTACGATCACCGACGGTATAGGCAGCACTCTCGAATGGGGTGGAGCTGGATCCCTTTCGGATCAGACGCCCGTCACCTATTCGAGCGCCATTACCTCCCCACCATGAACCAATTACTGGGAATACGCTAGCCATTACTTGGCCCGCCTAACGATCACCGTCCCAGACGGAGTCCCTGCTGGCACTGGATCATCTGGTCCGAGGACGATCATCTTCGGGACCTCGGGGATCTTGAGATTGTCGACCTTCAGCTTGAGCTTCAGGTATCCCTTGAGCCATGGGATAATCAGTTCACGGATCTCGGCGCCCGGAGGGTTCTCATAAGGATTGCCGACTGGGTGCCACTGACCACCATTTTGAGGATCCTCAACAAGGAAGCCGTCGGTGACGTAGAGGTGGCTGATTGCAAGGTTATCCGCCTTGTCGAAGACCTTCTGGTAGTTATCAGAGGTAACTGAGTGCACCACTGCCCACCATCGAGTTGACGGATAAGCCTTCATGTGATCGGGAAGAATCGGCGAAGTCGGATCCTCCTGCAGGAACTTGGTAGCCGTCCCCTCGAACATCATACAGACGTCGAAGTCGAGGTTGCACACTTCCTGCGAGATGTTGGATCCGGTGTTGATTGCGATGACAAAGTCGATGCCATTCTCTCGACGAATGGTGTCGATAAGGTCCTTGTACCACGGAATCCGATCTTTACGAGCATCCCAGCCGTTGATAACCTCGTCAAGGAAGACGCCCTGGACAAGATCGCCATACCACTGCTTGGCTCGCTTTAGCTGCTCAAGGATGTACTCCTTGGTGAACTTGGCTGCATTGGGAATACCTCGGTTATCCTCGGCATCAGGATTGATGGCTGCACCGTACTGAGTCTTGATGTAGAACAGGACCCTCTTGGCACCAGCACCGAGAGCCAGCTCGCCCTGCTTCTGGAAGTCTACCTCCTGCGCCTCCCAGTCACCGCTGTTGCGGTTAAGGATGACGTACCCGAGGTTGTCGCGGAACTTCAGCGTCTGAGCCCACTTGGAGAACTGCCCGGGCTTTCCGTCCTGGTAGTAATCGGGCCAGTAATAGGTTACCGGCGAATAATACCTAGCGCCGTTCTTGAATGGATTGGTCTGTCGGAGTGCGTCTTCTACATCAGCTTTCTCGCCGTACGTCTGAGCCGCTTCCGCCTTGGTGAGGTAGTTATCGAGCTGTGGAGTTACAGCATCTTGCCCGGCAGGACCACGTTCTCCAGCAGGTCCGGGAGGACCCTGGGGCCCAGGAGGACCAGCGGGACCAGCAGGACCACGTTCACCGGCGTCACCCTTAGGTCCGGGAGGGCCTGGGTCACCCTTGGGCCCGGTGGGTCCCTGTGGGCCAGGTGCGCCAGCTCCACCGCCGCCTCCACCGCCGAAAGGAAGCGGTGAGATCTCTGATGTGGGGTCGGCGGACATGATGTCAATAGTTCCACCCTGAGTCAGAGCAACGTGCTTGACGATGTCAAACTTGGGGGAGTCGATGTAGATGGTGTGGGTCCAGGCGCCAGAGGGGGTTACTCCAGCGCCCGGAGCCAGCACCTCGATGTTGACAGCGCCAGCCTGGTCTGTCCGAACCATGTGCTCGCGCATTGAGACTGCGGCACCTTCGACTGTAGCCGTAGCACCCTTCACGTCAGGAACGATTCGGACAAGNGTCCAGGTGCCAGAGGGAGTTACTCCAGCACCCGGAGCCAACACCTCAATGTTGACAGCGCCAGCCTGGTCTGTCCGAACCACATGCTCGCGCATCGAGACTGCGGCACCATCTACGGTAGCCGTAGCACCCTTTACGTCAGGAATGATTCGGACAGTAGCCCGACCATTCTCTCCTCCGGGAATAGTTCCCGTTAAAGTACAGTATGGCGCTGCCATTTTGAGCCTCCTACGGCTGTTC